GGAAGGGGTGAACCTTTCCACGGCTGATCTGCTTATCATGTATAACATTGACTTTGCGGCGGTATCCTATTGGCAAGCACGGGCGCGTATGCAGACTTTTGACCGAAAGGTACCTGCGCATGTGCTTTGGCTGATGTATCAAGGCGGCATTGAGGAACGCATTTATCGGGCGGTTTTGCAAAAAAAAGATTACACAACGTCCCACTATCGGCGGGAGTTGTTTTGAACGACACACACTAACACACAGATAAATATGACCTACGAAGAATTTATCGAAAGCAAGCGACACCGAGGCGAAGACTACGGTATTGCGCCCAACTATTACCCTGAAAGGCTGTTTGAGTATCAAAAGCACGTCTGCGAATTTGCCATCCGAAGGGGTCGGTGCGCTGTGTTTCTCGATACAGGTCTGGGTAAGACAATTATTCAACTCACTATCGCGGTAAATTACCATAATACTACCGGAAAGCCTGTTTTAATTATTACCCCATTGGCGGTAGCGTTTCAATTTATTAAGGAGGCTCAAAAGTTCGGTATTGAAGATATAAGTTATTCAAAGGACGGAAAGCATGATACGCGCATTGTTGTGTGCAATTACGAGCGTCTTGAGAAATTCAATACGGCTGACTTTGATTGCGTGCTGTTGGATGAAAGTAGTATTTTGAAAAACTTTGAAGGCGCGACTAAAAACACGATAACCGCGTTTCTGAAAAAGACAAAATATCGGTTTCTGTTTTCTGCAACCCCTTCGCCAAACAACCACATCGAATTAGGCACAAGTAGCGAGGCGCTTGGATATATGGGGTACATGGACATGATTGGCAAGTTTTTTAAAAACAATCAGGGAAACGTAGCGAAGTTGAGCCAGATTAGCAAAGCAAGGCAAGGCGAAGAGTACTATTTGAAGCCGCACGCTGAGCGCGATTTTTGGCGCTGGGTGTCAAGCTGGAGTATATCCATGCGTAAGCCATCGGATATCGGATACAGTGACGAATACCACATATTGCCGGAACTATTGGAGCGAATTACTACGGTAAAAAATAGCAACCCATTGGACATTGGAGGACAGCTTCAGGCGTTCAACATGCCGGCTGTATCATTTCGGGAAATAAAAAGCGAAGTGCGCGGAACAATTGCGGAAAGATGCGAGATGGCCAATGAATTGAGCCTAGATTATGATACTACCGTGCATTGGGTAAACCTTAATGACGAGGCTAAATTTTTGCGGCAATTTAACCCTAATGCAATCGAGATACATGGCAGCATGAGTATTGATGAAAAAGAGGAAATTTTACTCAACTTCAGCGATGGCGCTATTAAAAAGCTGATAACCAAAGCTAGTATAACCGCCTTCGGCTTGAATTGGCAGCACTGCAACCATTGCACCTATTTCCCGACCTACAGCTACGAGCAATATTACCAGTCCATCCGGCGTTTTTGGAGATTTGGCCAAACAAGGCCCGTTGTGGTGGATATGGTTATATCTGATGGTCAAACGGAAATCATGAAGACATTGCGAGCAAAGAAAGCGCGCGCGATGGAAATGTTCGAGAAACTGACCACTGAGGTAAATAGCGATTTTAAAGTATTCAAAAAACAATTTGACAAACAAATAATTTTACCAACATTTCTAAAGACACACAACAATGATTAAGGAACAAGTTATCACCCCGGACTACGCTATTTACAATAGCGACTGTATGTACGTCTTACCAACATTGGCAGACGAAAGTATTGACCTATCGGTTTATTCGCCTCCTTTTGCGGGCTTGTACAATTACAGTAGCTCGGAAAACGATTTTAGCAACTGCGAAAGCAAAGAGCAATTTTTGCAGCAGTACGAATTTCTGGTAAAAGAAAAAGCGCGGGTAACAAAGCCGGGCCGAATTACTGCCGTACATTGCACGGATATCCACGATAACCAATGCTACCTATGGGATTTTCCACATGAGATTATTCGCATTCATGAAAAATACGGTTTCCATTATCGCAACCGCATAACCATTTGGAAAGAGCCTCTGAAGGTGCGGATGCGGACAATGGTGCAAAGCCTGATGCACAAGTTCATTGTCGAGGATTCGACGCGGTGTTTTACAGCCATGCCGGATTACGTTTTGATTTTCACCAAGCGCGGGGAAAACAAGGTATCGGTTAAGCATCCATGCGGTTTGCAAGAGTATTTCGGTGAAACGCCTTTTTTGCCCGCGCATATTGAAACCTACGGTAACTATGCCGATTTCCGCAAAAAATGGGCAGGCTTTGATGGCGATCCACGCGAAAATAAAATGTCGCACTTAATTTGGCAGCGTTATGCCTCAAGCGTGTGGGATGATATCCGGATTGACAATGTGCTACAGTTCAGGGATGCAAAAGAGGAAGACGACGAGAAGCACGTTCACCCGCTGCAACTGGATGTAATAGATCGAATTGTTGAGCTTTACAGCAACCCAGGAGAGGTGGTATTAACGCCGTTCATGGGAGTAGGTAGCGAAGTCTATTCGCCTGTGTCGCAGGGGCGCAAGGCTATCGGTATAGAATTAAAAGAAAGCTATTTCAAGCAGGCAATTATTAACTGCGAAATGGCTAACAAGCGATTTAATAAAACAGTTCAGGCCGAAATTTTCTGACGATATGGAAACCACACAAAAACCAAAATCAATTGCAATCGGACAGAAATTAGTGAAAACAATAAGGCACTACTAATACATGCATAAATGAAGGAACAAAAACCAAAATCAGAGGCGAAGATCCAGCGTGAGATCATCGAGGCGTTGAAGGACAGCGGATGGCTTGTGACCAAGTTGCAAAGCGCATCGACAAACGGATGGCCCGACCTATTAGCAATTAAAGGTGGTAAGGTCGTTTTTATCGAGGTCAAGCGAGCGGACGGCAAGCTGTCACCGGTACAGGTGATTCGCCATAAGATGATGAAGGCAAAGGGCGCGGAGGTCTATGTCATGCACAATCCGCTGGAGGTGCAGTGGATGGAGGAATAACTTGGCGTGTTATGAGGCATGGCAGTTTATTTTCGGGAATTGGCGGCTTCGATTTAGCATCCCAATGGATGGGCTGGGAAAACGTCTTTCACTGTGAAATAAACCCAATCGCATCCAAAATACTACAATACTATTGGCCAAACGCAAAAACTCACAATGACATTACCAAAACAGATTTCACTATTCACAGAGGAAGCATTGATGTCCTCACGGGAGGATTCCCTTGCCAGCCATTCTCAATGGCAGGAAAACGAAAAGGAAAAGAAGATGAACGCTACTTGTGGGGCGAAATGCTTCGAGCAATACGCGAGATTACCCCGCGCTACGTTGTGGGGGAAAACGTTCTTGGCCTCACTAATTGGAACGGGGGAATGGTATTCGACGAGGTGTATTCTGACTTGGAATCTGCGGGCTACGAAGTCCAGGCCGTGGTTATACCTGCGGCGGCGGTCAATGCCCCGCACGGAAGAGACAGAGTTTGGTTTGTTGGGCGCAGAATTGCTGCCGACGCCGACATCGCACCAACAAAATACCCAATTCAAACAAGGCGGGACCTGCCTGCAAGCTCACTTCAACAAATTAATACCAACACCAACAGCAATGGACGCAACCAACGCCACAGCGAACATGAAAAGCAGTCAAGTGAAGGAAGGCAGTATGCACTCAATGACGTTAAGCCGGTTTGTGATGTTACCGACACCGAGAGCGAACAAGGTGAATGGCTGCGATCTGAACAGCGAAAATTTAGCGACACGCAACAAGGCCAACTTGGAAGAAGTAATAGCGGGTTCGGTGACGGGCTTACTGCCGACACCCGCAACAAGAGACTGGAAAGGGGCGCGCAGTTCGGAGGCTTTACAGGTAGCTGGACGAAACGAAACAAACAGCCTGCCGGATTCTTTCGCACAGACTGGAAAAACTTCCCAACTCAATCCCCGATTTGTGGCGGAGATGATGGGCTTCCCTCCCGACTGGACGGAATTACCTTTTCAAAATGGAGAAACGAAAGTATAAAGGCTTATGGAAATGCAATAGTTCCACAAGTGGTTTATCAGATTTTTAAAGCAATTGAAACCATAGATAAGGAGATGAACAATGGATAACTGCAACCGCATTGTAATAGACGCAAACAAGCGCGCGGTACTGCCGTGGAAGCGATACCAGACCGAGCGCATAACACCGGCGGAATTGGAGCAGCAACGCAATCATCCAAAAGCGCATGGTGAGGCCATCATCTGCGGCGCGGTATCTGGTGGGCTGGAGGTCATAGACTGCGACCTGAAATACGACATAACCGGAAAGGTGCGCGCGGAATTGATGCAGGCCATACCGGAGGCAATACGTGCGCGGCTGCTTGTGGTGGAAACTAGGTCTGGAGGCTGGCACCTGTACTACCGCTGCACGGTAATTGCCGGAAACATGAAGCTGGCGCAGCGGCCCACAACCGATGAGGAACAGGACGGGAACCCTGCTGATAAGGTCAGGGTGTTGATTGAAACAAGGGGCGAGGGTGGTTATGTTGCAGCCCCGCCTACTCCGGGGTATAAGGTATTGTCCGGGGATATTGGCAACCTGACCGAAGCAGACCGGGAAACGCTATTGGAGGTGTGCAGGTCGTTTAACGAATATCATGAGCTGGTGCGGCCAATATCGCAACAGCCGAGCAATGCAGGTCAGTTCCGTAAGTCACCATTAGACCACTACAACGAGGCGGGGGTTGATGATATGCTCAACATTCTGCAGGAACACGGCTGGCAGGTAGTTGGTGAGCGGGGGCCTAAGGTGGTATTTAAGCGGCCCGGCAAAACGGATGCGGTTTCATCCGGTGACTATCACCGGGAGTTAAACCTCTTCAGCGTGTTTACCACATCGACACAATTTGAGGCAGGCAAGGGTTATTCCCCGGCGGCTGTTTTTAATTTATTGGTGGCTAATGGTGATTGGAAACGAACATACCGGCTGCTGATGGATGCTGGTTATGGCGAAAAGCGAAGCGAGAAACGAGATAAGGCGGTAAAGCTGGCGCGGAAGTTGGCAGAGGATGGATTGGATGAATTGGACATATTGCGCCATGTTCAGAAAGCGGCAGCGGTAGACATAAAGCAAGCGCAGGAGATCGTACATGAAGCATCGCAGGCACCGAACAGCGCGGCCCGATTCTGGATTGTCAGCGACAAGGGCGCGGTGAAGATTGACGTGCATAAATTGTACCGATGGCTGCATGAAGATCAGGGTTTTGGCCTGTTTTGGGTCGATAGGGACTTTGGCAAGGAATACCGCATTATTCAGGTTACATCGCGCATCATGCGGGAGGCAACCACAGAGATGATGATCAAGGCGGTAAACGGCTACCTTTCGGAATTGCCCGAAATTGTCGGAGATGTGCCGCGATCGGAAATAGAGCGTGTGTTTATGGAAAGCACAGGAAAGTTGTTTACGGCTTTGATGCTGGAACACCTTGGCCGGCACAACGTGCAACCATTGGCGCACACTAAGGATGAGGCGTATTTCCCGTTTAAAAATGGGGTAGCAGTTGTGAAAGGCACTGACAACGTTAGGATGATAGCTTATAATGATGCGCCGGGGCATATCTGGGAACGGCACATTATACCGCATAGATTTGACCCTGATGAGAATTTTATGTTTGCCTTGTCGGACTGCGAGTTCTACCAATTTGTGAGGGCAATAAGCGGGGCGGACAATGGGCGCACAGGGTACGCTATGCAACTGCTGGGGTATATGTTGCACGGGTATAAACACCCTGCGAGATCTATTGCAG